ACCGCTCCGACGTGCACTTGCCGAGAGTATCGTGTGAGTGGATATATTGGGAAGGCATTCGGATTATCTACGAGAGTGAAGTTATGACTCCTTTCGGAGACGTTAACATGTCTAGAGATAGTGAGTGCCAACCTTAATATACATTCTACGAACTCTCGGCTTTGTGCCTTTCAACCCAGGGGAGAAGATGATGGAAGACATTCTTGCATTTGTGCTACAGTGGTCCGACACTATTGTCGAATGGCTGAACCGTATCATTGCGGCTATCGAAGCCTTTGTTAAGGCTCCGACTCCGAAATGAAAAAGTTCGCTAAGTCGATTGGTGCCGAGCTACAGTTGCTTCAAATGCGATCTGCCATCCAGTCCATCGAATCCCATGGGTTGGTCGAAGCGGCCGCTTTACGTGCTGCCGAGGCAGCGCGTCGCTACACCTCCGCATCGGGGACTAACAAGATTGAACTCGATCTCTTCACCCTCTGCGTCGCTCTTATTAGCTTTATGCTAATAACGATCGGCATAGTTGGTGTTTTGCTCGTGTTCGTTCCTGGAAACTCCCCGACTTAGAGGTTCTTATGGTGCCTTATAGCAAGCAGGGTGGAAAAGACCAATTTGTAACTGGTAGTAACGGTGTGACAAATTTGTTCCGGCCTATTGGCTGGTACGACTATGTCACCTGTCCTATCAGTAACAAAGGAGATTTCTTCATCCCTACTCCATGGAACTACACAGTACATCGTGAAGATTACATAGAGGGGGCTCAGAAGAAGTTCCAGGTTAATCCACCAGTAATGATATCGTCAACCGAGGGTAACCTCGGTGCGCCGATACCAGTGCCTACATGGGACGCCAGGGATAGCATGTACAACCTCGCCCTCAATCGTTTAAACGATAAAGTTCGTGGCAACCTCGACTTGAGCGTAGCTCTCGCCGAGGCTGGTACGACTACCAGGATGATTAAGAATACGCTCAAGCTGTTAAGGCATGCGCGGAAGCTTAAACCTCCTGGTGGGTTCGGAAGTACACGTGATGTAGCGAACGGGTACCTTCAGTTCAAATACGGTTGGAAGCCTCTTCTCAGCGATATATTTGGAGTCGCTGATGAAAGCATCCGTATCGTACAGAACAAGATCCAGCGGATTTCTGCTGGGTCGAAGGTACGCGAGAGTGGACCTGTGACAATTGTCTACAGTTCGATCAACGGCTCTCCGAACGTACCCGCAATGCGGATGCGAGCGGAGTCCAGCTTCTCGGGATGTAGGATCGGCGTAATACTGCAGATTCCTCCATCGGCATTCCGGCTTGATCGCTGGATGTCGATGAATCCGATTAGCATCGGATGGGAGTTAATTCCTTACTCCTTCGTCGTTGATTGGGTATACGATATAGGTTCGTATCTCCGGAATATGGAAACGGCTTTGCTGTATAACACCGTTTTCTATTCTGGGTACGTTACTGAGATAAGGCGTGTTGAAGCCGAAGACTTCGTGGCCAATTATGACCAAGTTGTCAACGGCGTAAGACATACTATCCCAGAGGCGAAAGGAAAGCTCTTACACATTGAGTTTTTCCGTCGCCGCCTATCAGCATACCCGCTCCCTCGCAAGCCCACGATAGACGTGAGCTTGAGCAGCAGTCAGCTCTTCTCGGCAGCGGCTCTCCTCCGGCAGTTGTTACCGGCGGGGAAACGAGGTCCGAGATCTGATCCTCCAAACTACAGTAGGCCCGACAGGGCTCCTGCAGCCGGATTAGGTCATTAGAGTTGTCTGCTGTGGTAGAGATATAGAATTGTTTCTATATCGGCTACCTGCCGTACGCTAACTGCAATCCTGCGGTAGCGAACCAAGAGCCCTTGTGGGGCTCGTATGAGAGGAATCTCATGGCTGCTAGCAACATCGTCCTCGCGGACGCACAGGCGACCCCTGTAAACCATACCTTTGTACCCCTCGGACCGGATAAAGAGGGTGTGTTTTGGTTCGAAGACCAGTCCCAAGCTTCTGCAAATGGTTACTGGCGTATCAGCATGCAGCTGAAACGCCCGGACCAAGCGCAGACGGGACAGTCGACGGCCCAACGCACCTTCCGGATGAAGGTCGGCATGCACCAACCGGTGCTCGAGACGCTGGGAACCAATACGGTTACCGGCATTCCTCCTGCACCGACGGTGTCGTACATCAACCGTTGTTTCGTTGAGTACGTGATTCCGGAGCGGGCCACCTTGCAGAATCGTAAAGATA